TACCGAGGCCGGACAAGTCCGCTTGAGAGTAAAGAGCGGGGATAGCGGCGGGGATGCGGTACTCCGTCGGGATTGGGATGCAAGTAGCTACCAAAGCAACTCAGATGGCTCCCTGAAAAAGGCCATCACTGAGCCCAAGGAAAAAATGGTCGCCACTCTTCGCGGGCTCCGGCCTGTTGAGTACGACTGGATCGACACTAACAAGGGCGCGGGGAGGCACCTTGGATTTATCGCTCAGGATGTGCAGAAGCTAATTCCTAATGCTGTCGGCGTCCATCCCGAGGACGGCACGCTGACGCTTAACTTTGCAGAGATAACGCCGCTGCTGGCCGCTGGCCATAATCACAACGCCGATCAGATCAGCGCCCTCACGCAGCGCCTTGAGGTGCTAGAACAGCTCCTGCGGGTCCGTCCACTGTGATACAATGCCTCAATGGACTACGCATTCCTCACACCAACGGAGAAGCTGGCGATGGTTCGCGGCCGCCTCGCAGAAACAGAACGGCGGCACTACGAGCTGACACTTCAGGACGCGAGCCTCACTGGGATGGATCACTCCAAGCAGAAGCAGGAAATCGAAGACACCATGACTTTTTTCCGTGACGAGATCACCGCCGCAGAGGCCGCCGTCGCAGCCCAGCAGTAACCCTAACCACCAAGCACAGCCTAGGAGGCACAGCATGGCAACATCTAAGAAGCCCGCAGAAGCACTTCCCGACATCGACGCAGAGGCCGCTCCTGAGGGGCAGCCGCTGAATGCAGTCATCATCGTTAAGGAGGTCCAGCCGGACGGCAGCATCGCTACCCGAGTGGCCCTTAACGGCGACGTGACTGCGCTGGAAGCGCATACCCTGATTGAGTTCGGACTAAAGGCCTGGCGTACCCAGGTCGGCCTGTCCGACTGACCGCTAGACTGGAGACACCATGGCCACTAAAGCTGAACCCTACAAGGTTACCTACGTCACTCTCGGCACGGAGCAGCGTGCCACAGTTGTTCGTGAGCATCTGCGGGCGCGGGAGGACGAGCACTTCCGGCTCTTTACGGCGTTCTCGGATTCACCGCAGAATAACCCTCGCCTGGAGGCCGTGACCAAGGAGGTCGGCCGCCTCCAGGAGGAATTGAAGGCGCTCGAAGCAGAGGCCTGAAATGGGCTCCTTCCAGGGGAAGCGGGTTTCAGGCGACTGGGAGGTCGTTCTTGAGGCCGCCTGGGAGGACGGCGTTCGGTTTCAGCTGAATAGCGGCCAGCGCACCTTGCAAGAGCAGCAGGTGCTGTACGACAAGATGCTGAACGGCACGGGCAATCTGGCCGCGAGGCCGTCGAGGGACGCGCCGCACATCAGGGTCGGCCGGGACGCTCACGCCCTGGACGTGGACTCGTTTGCCTATCGCGGTGGGGAGAATCGGCTCCAGGCCTGGCTGAAGAAGCAGGGCACCAATCCCCGCAATACGGTACCGGGCGAGTCGTGGCACCTGGAGATCACTGAATCTGAGCTTAATCGGTTGGCGAAGCGGCTCAGTGCTAAGTGGAAGGACTACACGCCCTCGGAGAAACGGTGGATCGAAGAGTACGATAAGCTCTTTCGCGCCCGCAAGGACAAGCCCCGCCGCGAAGTCCTCCGCAGGGTGATGAAGGAGCAGCGCCAGAATATTTGGCAGGAGGCCCAGAAGTCCGGCTGGCGTAGGTCCAACCGCGTGAAACGCTACGCCTCGCTCAGGGCACGCTCGTGAGCGTGCTACAATACCAGCAGGCCGGTGACTCGCTCACCTTAGACGGCGGGGCAGCGCGACCCGCTCACCCACTACGGCGAGCCCGGCCAAAAGCTTTCAGCCGAAACGGAGACCAAAATGCCTGATCCCATTATTTACTCTGGCCCTACCGACACCGGCTACACCCCGGCGGACGCCGACAAGTTCGGTGCCCTGGGTGAAATCTTTGCAGTTTCTTTTCACCACTCAGCCGGACCTCGTGCGACGAGCAAGGCCCGCGCAATCTCGCTGCACAAGGCCTACCAGCAGAGCCACATCAGCCGTGGATTCGGCGACATCGGCTATCACTTCTCCTTGGACGATCACGGCCGCTACTACCGCCTCCGCGATACCAAGTTTAAGGGCGCGCACGTCGGGGGCGCTAACACCGGGAACATTGGCATTATGGTCCACGGCAACTACGAGACCGACAAGCTCAATGACGCACAGCACGCTAGCCTCCGATGGCTGTTTACCGGCGGCTTCGTCAAGCTGTTCGGCGAGCGCGAGGCTGGCATCGCCCTGGTGCGCGGGCATAAGGAGTGGCCAGGGCATTACTCAAACCAGTGCCCCGGCATTGACCTTACCCGGCGGATTAACTACCTCCGCTCCGAAGAGTTTCACTAAGCTGCTACAATACCAGCAGGCCGGTGACTCGCTCACTCCAGACGGCGAGCCCGGCAAACTTTTTGTAATCGAACCAGGAGGCCCCACCATGGCAGCCGTTAACCAGAAGTCGCCCGCACCGACGCGAAAAGTATCCTACGCGGCGGTCAGCACCGTCCTGCTGTTCGTCATCTCGCTGGTCACCGACCTCGACCCGCAGATCGAGCAGGCGGTGAACGTCGGCCTGCCCATCATCCTGGCCTACTGGGTCAAGAACGACGACACACCAGGAGGAGTGCCAGCATGAGTCCGTGCGACGAGTGCGTGTGTGACGGTGGGGGCTGCGTAGGGAACTGAGGCGCAGCCCCCGTAAGCCGCAACTTACGGGGGTGATCCAGTCTACGGCAGGGGCTCCTACGGGAGCCCTTGTTCGTGCTATCCTGCTCGTCATGTCCTCCCACAAGTCAGCCAAGAACAGGTCCCGCAGGCACGCCAAGCGACTCGGCTGGAAGACCTTCCGCGCCCAGGAGCGCGCTGTACTTCGAGGAGATCGTCCCGGCAGCCCGTACTTCTCGACCAGCTGGAGCGCGAAGAACGTCAAGGGCGACGATCTGCCGCTACTCTAGGCCCAGGCGTCCGGGCTGTTGAGCAGTTCGGCCGTAGTGAGTTCGTGAATCTCCTCATAAACGACCTCGCCTTCTACGATCTCGCTCTCATCCTCGAAGGTCATCGTGGCATCGCCTGAGCCCATCGAGATCATCTTCACGTCGGGGACTCCCATATTCACAATCCCCCAATGGGCCAAAAGCATAGCCGACACTTCATCGTCATGTCCGGTGCCTGCCTCGAATTTCCAGCGGCCGGTGGTCTCCGAAATGACGTAAGTGTAAGCCTCGAACTCCCGCACCTGGTCGGGGCAGATAAAGGCCTCTCCCCGCTCAAGGTCGGCCGATAGCAGCTGCACGGCCTTCTGCTTCCACGATGCGGTGAAGGTGATAGGAATGGCATCCAGGCCCTCCTCGGCCAGGTCGTCGTAGACAACGTCGCCGATGCCGGTGGAGTCGATCAGGACGGTAGTGCTGGTGGCCGTCTTCTCGATGTCCTCCAGCGCCCTGCGGATGCGGCGGCGCTGCTCTGGCCAGGACACAGCATTAAAGCGGTCGTGGTAACAGACCCTCCTGTTACCCGCGTTAACTCCGATCAGCACGGTGAAGTCGTTGTATTTGGCTAGGTCGATCCCCAGAACGACGTGCCCCTGAGGGTCCTCCATCGGATGGACTGCCGTTGTCTCATCGAAGCGGAAGACGCTGGCCGAGGCGCTGACGAAGTCGGCCAGTACCTCCTGCTCGTAAATGGCGGCCGGGAGTATCTCCTTCTGGCGGTCCCACTCCGCCTTAGGAATCGTAGGATTAGAGTAAGAGGGGAACCGCCAGGAGCGAAAATCTGTCTGTAGCTCATCCTGGCCGTGAGCCCACAGCCGATAGAACCAGTTTTTGCCTCGGGGGGTCGAAATCATCAGAGCGCCGCCCTGCCGGTCTGCGAGGGTCGGCTGGATAGTCTGGAACCACACCGACTCTTTCATCGTGGCGGCCTCGTCGAGTACGACGAAGTCAGAGGAGCCGCCCAGCATGCCCTCAGGACGGTCGGCCGAATAGAACTCCATGCGCGAGCCGTTCTTGAACTTGAGGACCACCGGGCGTCCGGCGTCGAAGGAGTTCTCCGGCGGGGGCGCATGAGTCAGAGATCCGTCCGGCAGCTGGGCCAGGACCTCCTGATAGCCGCGCTTGACGTTGCGATAGATCGGCGCTACCCACCAGACAACCGCCCCAGGGTCCTTCCTGGCCTCCCTGAGGGCACGCGCGGCTCCAACCTTGGTCTTACCCCACCTTCGACCCGCGCAGAGGATCAGGAACCGCTCCTGAGCCATGAGGACCTCGCTCTGGCCGGAGGAGTGCGGGACCAGGACCTTCTTGCTCAGGCCATCCAGCAGCTTACGGGCGGCCTCGGGGTCGGCCTGAGCCAAGGCGAGGAGCCGGTCCATCGAATCCTGCTCCCTGGCCTTCACCTTCTTAGCGGCGGTCTTGGCCTTAGTAACCGCCGCCTTCTCCCTAGCGGCGGGGTCCATCAGTCCCCGTCGATCTCGTCTGCCTCTTCGGGACCGGCAGGAAGCAGATCACCATTCTTGAGCAGCTGCGAGAGCCCGGCCGCGAAGTTGGGATTCTCCTCAAGGAGGTTGACGGCATCGCGTACGGTGTCCGGGTTGTCCTTGCCGGAGCCCAGGTCAATCTTCAGGGCGCGGTCGAGGTATTCCTTGCGGATCTTGAGGAGGACTTCGGTGTCCATCTGGTGGCAGTCCTGTAGACGGCCTTCCATAGTCGTGTCGATCTTCCGCGTGATGCGAGTGACCCGCTCCTGAGCCATCCTAGCCGCATGCGTTTGAACACGAACGTCCTTAGTCCACACGCCGACAGTGTCAGCGCAGACACCAAACATTTTGCCCATCTCCTTGCGGGAGCAGCCGTCAATGTAGGCCTCCGCGACAAGCTTGGCGAAGACAGGGTCGGAAATCTTGGAGACAATGGCCATGCTCATACCGTATCACCAGGCCGGACAAGCCAATTAAGCCAGGCAGCATCGCAAGTTTTTCGAGGGGTACGAGTTAATCAAGGTAGCCCTTGACCGTACCATCTGCAAACAGCAGCCTGCACTCCATCAATTGCGAGTCGGCCGCAAGGACGCAGCGATCAGCCAGGTCGAGGCTGATAGAGTAAGTCGTCCGCGAGAGGATGCGGTAAATTGTCCGGGTGCTGGTGGATGCTTTCATCGCTACCAGCGCGACCGATTCTCCCTCATCCTCTGCCTCCGGCCGCACTACGCGCCGGAGGATAGTCTGCACATCCTCGGTCAGGACTCGGGGCTCTGCTTCTTGGGGTGTGATTCTCTCCTCCAGTTTTGAAATGGAGGCACGGGGGCTGAAATTGTTGGCCGGGCTCGCCGTAGTCTGTGAGCGGGTCGCGCTGCCCCGCCGTCTTCAGTGAGCGAGTCACCGGCCTGCGCGCAATTGTAGCACACTCAGGAATTGTCTGTAATCAGCCTGGCGGTCTGATTGCGCTCGACAATCGGCACGGCTCCGGCCTGTCGGCTGAGCGCATAGCGAGCGTGCTGTATAGAATCGTTACAATGTCTATTTTCGTGTAGCGGGGTAAGATAGTAGGCCTTGGCTCCGGCTGCCTCAGCGGCGCTTTTGATGTTCGCGCCCTGGAGCTTGAACTCGACTCCGTGAAGCCTCGTCATAAATGTCAACGCCCCGATTAGGCGGGCAGTCCTAACTTG